GCGTCAGAATGTAACGTGTCTTAACATTGGACTCACATGAGACGCAGATGAGACAAAAATGGCAAAGCTGACCATTATATGCCAAAAAACACCTATTTGGGGCTAGGCGCCCTTAAAACGCGCTAAAGTCGCCTGTATGGAACCAATCACCAGCAAGGAACTGTCTGAAACGCTTGGCATCACTGTCGCGCGCATTTCTCAACTTAAGACTGAAGGGCGCTTTGACGGATGTTTCACAGTGCAACGAAACCGCATCTTGTGGGACAAGGACAGGGCAATTCAGGCCTACAAGGATGGCAACCCAATGGTGGGGTTATCCGAACGGGTGTCTAGTGCGGACATGGAAATCCCGTCGTTCAATGAAAGCAAGGCCAAATCCGAACACTTCCGTGCTGAGTTGGCGCGGCTGGAGTTTGAAACCAAGGAGGAGGAGCTTGTGGAAGCAACCCGAGTGGAGCGCGAGGCGTTTACGGTGGCGCGTAGCGTGCGTGATGCGTTGAACACGATTCCAGACCGCGTGTCGAACCAACTGGCAGCCGAAAGCGATCCGGTGATCATCCACCAGTATTTGAGCGAGGAGATCCGTAAGGTGCTCGAGAGGTTGACCAATGCGTGATGGTGGGCAGATCTACCGGCAGTCGTTCTTGGAAGGCCTACGGCCTGACCTGGACCTGACGGTTAGTGAATGGTCGGACATGTACCGGATGCTGTCGAGCAAGGCATCGGCTGAACCTGGACCGTGGCGAACGGATCGCACTCCTTACCTCAAGGAGATCATGGACTGCATGTCGGCCAACAACACGACGCAGAAGGTGGTGTTCATGGCTGGTGCGCAGTTAGGCAAGACGGAGGCGATCAACAATGTGGTGGGTTACATGATTGCGCAAGCCCCTGGGCCGGCGTTGTTTGTGCAACCGACGATCGAGATGGCAAAGCGTCTTAGCAAGCAGCGGCTGGAGTCGTTGATCAATGAAACGCCATGCTTGGCGGAGAGGATTGGGCCGGCTAGGAGCCGGGACAGTGGCAACACGATGTTCAGCAAGGAGTACCCGGGCGGGATTCTGCTGCTTACTGGTGCCAACAGCGCAACGGGTTTGCGATCTGCGCCTTGCCGATGGGTGCTGCTTGATGAGGTGGATGCTTTCCCGTCTGACGTTGACGGTGAGGGTGACCCGTGCGCGCTGGCAGAACGACGTGCGTCAACCTTTAGCAGGCGCAAGATCATCTTGACCTCGACGCCAACGGTCAAGGACATGTCTCGTATTGAGACTGAGTATCTGGCCAGTGACCAGCGGCGGTTTTTTGTGCCGTGCCCACATTGTGAGCACAAGCAGTGGTTGCAGTGGAAGAACCTGCAGTGGCGTGACGGCGATCCGAAGACGACGGCTTATGTGTGCGAAAGCTGTGGGGCGCATATCCCAGAGCATTTCAAGTCAGAGATGCTACGCAAGGGTGAGTGGCGTGCAACTGCCACCAGCGAAGACCCCAGAACTGTTGGGTTCCATCTGTCGTCGCTGTATTCGCCACTGGGATGGAAGAGCTGGGAAGAGATCGTGATTGAATTTTTGCGATCCAAGAATGACGCACCGCTGCTGAAGACGTTCGTCAACACGATCCTTGGTGAGACGTGGGAGGAGGAGGTTGGCGCCAAGCTTGGTGCTGATGGTCTGGCGGAACGGGCTGAGTTTTATCCAGCGAGCGAGATCCCGCGTGGTGCATCGATCGTCACTGCTGGTGTTGACGTGCAGGACAACCGTGTCGCGGTCGGGATTTACGCATGGGGTGGCGGCGAGGAGTGTTGGCTGATCAGCCACGGGGAGGTTTACGGCGATCCAGCAGGCAGCAAGTTGTGGGAGCAAGTCGATGACCTCGTACTAAGGGACTATCCAGTGGAAGGCGGTGGTACCACACGGGTTGCGGCCATTGGGATTGATTCTGGTGGCCATTACACCTCGGAGGTCTACACCTATGCGCGTAGCCGTCGAGGTGATGGTGTGTTTGCTTTGAAGGGGCAGTCTGTCCGTAACAAACCGCCTATTGGGAAGCCTTCCAAGGTGGATATTAGCTACAAGGGCAAAGTGCTGAAGAATTCAGCGGAGGTGTTCCCGGTTGGAACGGACACGATCAAGGCAACGCTGTTTGGGCGATTGAAGCACAACGAGCCCGGGCCTGGGTACATCCACTTCCATGCGGAGGCTGGGCACGACTATTTCAAGCAGTTGACAGCAGAACGGCAGGTGGTGCGGTATGTGAAAGGGTTCGCCATTCGCGAATGGAAGAAGAAGGCTGGGGATCGTAACGAGGCGCTGGACTGCTTTGTGTACTCGTTTGCGGCGTTGAACTTTTTGTACATGCGATACAACCGTGCGACTATTTTCGAGCAGTTTTCGCGTAAGCTGGGTAGCGTGCTTGTAAATGCGCAGAAAGCGGAGCCAGCACCGGTAGAATCGGTCTATCGGCCACAACGGCAACGCAAGGCCCGGCCCACCTCATCATTCGTAACAAACTGGTGACCATCCTTGTTCCCGAACTGATCTACGCCGGCGACACGGTCATTTTTGACGTGCCGGAGTTTACGGATTCGATTGGGACGACGGTTAGCAGTGGGACGTACACGTTGAAGTGGTATGCCAGGACCAACACGGCATCTGAGGGCACGACGATCACTGGTGCAGCCGAGAGCACGGGTTGGCGGGTGACGGTGCCAGCATCGACGACGCTGGGATTTGACGCAGGGTTGTGGACGTGGCAGGCGATTGCGACGTACTCAACGCTGCAGTACACCGCTGGTCGCGGGCAGTTCACGGTGAAGGGCAGCGCAGCTTATACGGGCACGCCGGGCGCGTTTGATGATCGATCTCGCGCTGAGATTGACTTGTCTTACGTTGAGACAGCCATTAGAACGCTGTCGCAGGGCGGGATGGTGCAGGAATACACCATCGGGAATCGCAACCTGAAACGGTATAAGATGCCTGAGCTGCTCCAACTGAGGGACGTCTTGAAAGCTGAAGTTGACCGTGAGCGGCGAGCTGAAAAGATTAGGCAGGGCCTTGGCAATCCCGGCGTCGCTCGCGTGAGGTTCACCTGATGGCACTCTTTGGCTTTGGTCGTACTGCAGGCCTGAAGAAGGACCTGATGAAGGCGCGAGAGCGCAATTCAAACCTGAGGCGTGCGTATGCTGCTGTCGCAAGCAACCGTCTTACTTCTGACTGGATCAGCCTTGGCACCAGTGCCGACAGTGAAATCAGGAACAGCCTTCGACTTCTTCGCAATCGCGCTCGTCAGTTGGTTCGTGATTCTGATTTTGCCAAGGCAGCGTTGAGAGCAGTCCGCAACAACGTTGTTGGCACTGGCATTAAGCATCAGTCGCAGGTGCAGATGGCGCGTGGCGGCAAGCTTGATGATCGGCTGAACATGCTGATCGAAAAGCAATGGGATCAGTGGACATGCGCTGACACCTGCCATGTTGGCGGGCAACTGAGCTGGGTTGAAATCCAGCGGTTGTCGATCACGGCAATGATGGAATCTGGTGAAGTTTTCATCCGGCTGATCAACCAGAAGTTTGGTGACAGCAAGGTGCCACTTGGCCTTGAGGTGCTCGAGGCTGATTTGCTGGACGATGACTACACGGGCATTGAGGCAAACGGCAACCGTGTCCGAATGGGCGTCGAGATTGACAAGTGGGGCCGACCTGTGGCTTACCACTTCTTGCGGAATCACCCGGGCGACTACCAATTTACTGGTTCGGCTGTGGTTGCAAGACAGCGCCAGCGGATTCCTGCAAAAGATGTCATTCATTTGTATTTAATGGAGCGCCCCGGGCAGACTCGTGGGGTGACGGCATTTGCGTCGGCCATCATGCGGTTACGCAACCTCAGCGGATATGAGGAGGCTGAAATTGTTGCGGCACGGGCGTCCTCGGCAATGATGGCGTTTGTCCGTACACCAGATCAGGAATTGTTTGAGGACGGCAAGTACCAAGACGATTCGGTTCTGGACTTTTCGCCAGGCTCAATTCGGCGGCTGGCACCCGGGGAAGAGATGCAGTTCTTCTCGCCCAATCGGCCCGATGATGCATTCACGCCATTCGTGGCTCAGATGCTGCGGGCTGTGGCCTCGGGCGTTGGATGCTCCTACACACAGATCAGCAGCGACTTCAGCCAAAGCAATTACAGCTCCTCGAGACTTGAGCTGCTTGAAACCCGTACGCATTACAAAACGTTACAGCAGTATTTGATTGAGGCGCTTTGCGAGCGTGTCTACGAACGCTGGATGGAAATGGCTGTGATGGCAGGTGTGCTGGTGCTGCCTGGGTACGAGCTGGATGCTGAGCGGTACGAGGAATCGAAATGGATTCCACCGGCTGCGCAATTTGTTGACCCACAGAAAGAGGCTGATGCCTACAAGTCACTGATTCGGAGCGGAATCATGACGTTGTCTCAGGTCATCGCCTTGCATGGCGGCGATTTTGATGATCAGATGCGGCAACGCCAGCATGAGCTTGCAACTGCTGACGAGCTTGGTATCGTGTTGGACACTGACCCTAGTCAGGTCACCAACTCTGGTCAGCAACAGAATCCACCTGTGGTTGACACAGAAGAACCCGATACACTACCAAGCGATGATCTCGAGGAATTAGAATCATGAGTGAATTGACCGATCACACCATGGATCACAACGAAGTGATAGTGGAGGAACGTCCCTATCCCAATGAGCATGCTGCTCGATTGAAGGAACCGGGTCAATATGACTCTATTCGCCGTGTAAACAACGAAGGCGGTGAAGGTATTGATTTTATTTATGGCATCAAAAACGGAAAATCTGAAATTCAAGCAATTCGTTTTGACGCTGATCGCTTTTCACCAGCCGAAGCACGCAAATGGCTGAGTGATCATGATTTCAGCCCTATCAACTTTGAAGAAGCCTCTGTGGAACGAAAAATTCAAGGCAAATCATTTCAACGTGCTCTTGCCACAGAATTTCAAGCTGCGACTGAAGATCGCATGATTGAATTTCCATTTGCTTCTGAAGCGCCTGTTGAGCGTTACTTTGGAACTGAAGTGCTTAGCATGGATGAAAATTCCATGGATCTATCGCGTCTCAATGATGGCGCACCACTTTTATTCCAACACGATCCTGACAAGATTGTTGGGGTAGTGCAACACGCTTACATCAAAGATAAGCGCGGCTACGCCAAAGTAAAAATGGCCAACAACGACTTGGGTCGTGAAATGCAAGGCTTGATTCAGGACGGCATTCTTCGCAATGTCAGTTTTGGCTACCGCATCAATGCAATGGAAACCGACAACAGCACAGACCCGATCACATATCGCGCCACGTCGTACCAACCGTTTGAAATTTCGCTGGTGACCGTGCCAGCGGATCAAACCGTTGGCATTGGTCGAACCCTTACTATAAGTGAGTGTTCAACTACGGCCTCAGCCGTTACCAGCCCACCACTCTCGGAGTCAACACCCGTGGAACCTACCTTCGATTTGGAGGCGATCCGCGCTGAGGCCGCACAGGCCAAGGCAAAGGAGCTTTCCGAAATGATTGCCCTCGGCAATCGCACCAACAACAGCGACATGGCCCAGGAATTCATTGCGAATTCCCGTGGTCTTGAAGAGCTGCGCACCGCCCTTCTTGAGAAAATGAGTATCTCCGCCACGCCTGTGCAAAACAACGCTGCCGACATCGGCCTGTCTAATGAGGAGACCCGGTCTTTCTCTTTCCTTCGCGCCATCAACTTTCTTGCCAACCCTGCTGATCGCTCAGCGCGTGAAGCTGCTGGCTTTGAAATTGCCGCTTCTGAAGCCGCTGCTTCCAAGCTCGGTCGCCAGAGCCGTGGCATCACGATCCCCCAGGAAGTGCTTCGCCGTGACCTGAACGTTGGCGCCTCCACCGCCGGCGGTAACGTCGTTGCCACCGAGCTGGACACTGCTTCCTTCATCGACCTGCTGCGCAACGCTTCGGCCCTTGATCAGGCTGGCGCCACCGTGCTGACCGGTCTGGTTGGTAACGTGGCGATCCCCCGTCAATCGGGTGCCGCCACCGCTTACTGGGTTGCCGAATCCGGTGCTCCCACCGAAAGCCAGCAGACCATTGATCAGGTCAGCTTGACCCCCAAAACGGTCGCTGCTTTCACTGATTACAGCCGCCGCCTGATGCTCCAGTCCTCCATCGACGTGGAGAACATGGTGCGTCGTGACCTGGCTGCCGTTCTTGGTCTCAAGATCGACGCTGCTGGTCTGTACGGCACCGGCTCCAACAGCGAGCCCCTGGGTCTGAAGTTCATCTCCGGTATCGGCACCGAAGATTTCGCTGCTGACGCTCCCACTTTCGCTGAAGTGGTTGCCCTCGAGTCTGATCTGGCTACCGCCAACGCTCTGCTGGGTTCACCTGTTTACCTGATGAACGCCGCCATGCGCGGCAACCTGAAGACCACCAAGAAGGACGCCGGCTCCGGCATCTTCCTGATGGAGAACGGTGAAGTCAACGGCTATCGCGGTGTGCTGTCCAACCAAGTCGCATCTGGCGATCTGTGGTTCGGCAACTTCTCTGACATGCTGATCGGCTATTGGTCCGGTCTGGACATCATGGTGGATCCTTACACCAACAGCACCAGCGGCACCGTTCGCGTGGTCGCTATGCAGGATGTGGATGTCGCCATCCGTCACCCCGAGTCCTTCTCTCGCGGTAACAATACCCTCTGATCATGATGATCCGCATCCTTAGGCAGACAATGGCCGGTGGTTGCGTGGCTCGCGTGGGGGAAGTCATTGAGGCTTCCCCTAGCGATGCCAGATTCCTGATCGGTATTGCAAAAGCTGAAGAGTTCATTCAAGTCATTCCCACAGCTCCCAAACGGAGGAAACCCCAATGACCGTTCTTAACCTTGGTTCAAAAACGACGCAAATCGCGTTGTTCCCCACTGCAGTTGGCGCTTCCACTACTACCGGTAGTGCCATCGATCTGCAAGGCTACGAAGGCGACATGGTCGTCCTTCTTGACGCTGCTGCTGGCGGCGCCAGCATCACCTTTGCTGTCAAGCTGACCACTTCTGACACTTCCGGTGGTACTTACACCGATGTGACCGGTGGTGGCTTCACGACCACTACCGCCAACACTGCTTCTCGTCAGAAGCTGTATGTCAATGTCACCGACATCAAGCGTTACGTCAAAGTTTCGCTGACTGTTGCCGGCGGCACGGGCACTGGTGCGCTGTCAGTCCAAGGTCTGGCTTCCGCCAAGTACGGCTGATCACCATGGCGTTGACTGAAGATCTGGGAATGTTCCTTGCTGATTTTGGCGTCACCTGTGTGGCTGGCGCTGTGCAGGCAATTGGAATTCTTGACACCCCAAGTCAAGTGATCAGCGATGGAATGGTCTTGACGACTGATTACACGCTGACAACCAGATCTTCAGATTTTGGCAGTCTCGTTCGCGGTGCGGCAATCACCGTGGGCGGGACTGCTTTCACCGTCAGGGAAACAATGCTGATTGATGACGGAGCATTTGTTCAAATCGCTCTGCAAAAGACATGAGCAACGTTTTCACGATCAACAGCAGATCCAACTGGGCCGCAATCAATCCCGTGCCACAACAAGGCGAGCCTGGCCTTGAGAGTGACACCAGCAACTTGAAGATCGGCGATGGCCGGACTAGATGGTCTGGCCTGCCCTATTTCGGCAACCCTGGCTATTGGGGCTCGTTTTGGGATGAGACGTCGCAGGTGGCGGCGCTGGTTAACACGGCCTATGCGATCAAGTTGCGGCAGGTTGACACGGCAAGCCGTGGGACCAAGATTATCTCAAACGAGCGGATCACCTTCGATCATCCCGGCATCTATAGCATCACGTTCTCGATTCAGTTCAGCAATACCGATAGCTCAATTCACGACATCAACGTCTGGTTGCGCAAGAACGGCACCAACGTGCCCGCCACCGACAGCCGGTTTAGCATCACTGCCAAGCATGGCAGTATTGATGGCAACATGATCGGCACCGTCAACTTCGTGTTGGGCTTGAGCACCAACGACTACCTTGAGTTGATCTGGGCAACCAGCAACGTTGCGGCCTACATACTTGCTGAGGCAGCAGGTGAAGGCCCGACACATCCCAGCATCCCCGGCATCATCTGCACCGTTGTCCAAGTCGCTTCCGCATAGACATGGCAACCAAACGCGAATCAATCTTGGCCGCCATCCGTTCGGCATTGACTGGAACCACTGGCGTAGATACGCGGATCTATCGCAGCAGGGTCGAGCCAATGACGCGGGGGGAATCGCCTGCACTGGTCATTGAGCCAATTGCTGATACAGCTCGAATTGAAACCAGTCTGCCTACTTTGACGTGGCGTATGACCGTGCGCGTGACCGTGATCGTGCGTGGCGACATCCCCGACCAAGTGGCAGATCCGATCATTGAAAGCCTTCACTCCAAGCTTTCAAGTGATCTGACATTGGGAGGTTATGCTATGGACATTCAACCGGTCAGTGTTACCTTTAACCTTGTGGAGGCCGATCAACCCGCTGGCGTCATCATGTGTGACTACCTAGTGATTTACCGAACGTCCTCCACCAATTTGGCGTCCTGACTTATGGCTAACATGGTGGATGAATACTGGGGCCAGGGTGGAACCTATCTACTCGACCCCAAAACCGGCAAGCGAAAGCTCATTGAGCGGACAGAGCCGGCCCAACCCTCCGACAACACCCCTGAGGAATTGAGCAATGGCACTTCTGAGCCGCAAGCGTCTGATCCTGGTCAAGACTGAATCGAGCTATGGCACCGATGCCAGCCCTGCAGGCACGGACGCCCTGCTGGTGCGCAACCTTGATATCACCCCTCTTTCAGGTGATGTTGTCAGCCGTGACCTGATCCGTCCTTATCTGGGCAACTTTGATCAATTGATCGGTCTGACCAGCGTTGGCATCACCTTTGAGGTTGAACTAGCCGGTTCAGGCACCGCTGGTACTGCCCCTAAGTTTGATGCCATTCTGAAGGCATGCGGCTTGGCGGCCACGATCGTTTCAAGCACCAGCGTGACCTACGCGCCAGTGTCGGCAAGCTTCAGCTCCGCCACGATCTATTTCAACGTGGATGGCGTGCTGCATAAGCTGACCGGTTGCCGTGGCTCACTGACCATGAGCTGTGCCGTTGGTGCCATCCCAACACTGGCATTCAACCTCACTGGCGTCTACAACGCTCCGACCGACACAGCCCAACCTGCTGTGACCTATTCGGCACAGGCCACACCGTTGATCTTCCGCGAAGGCAACACCAGCAGTTTCTCCTTCTTCTCCTACAGCGGTGTCTTGCAATCGGTTGATTTCAACCTTGCCAATGACTTGGTTTACCGCGAGCTGGTTGGTGGCACCAAGGAAACCTTGATCACCGATCGCAAGCCTGCTGGTACGGTGATGATCGAAGCGCCGACCATTGCGACCAAGGACTTTTTCACCACAGCCCTTGGATCGTCAACTGGTAACCTGACCTTCCTGCATGGCACTACTGCCGGCAACCGAGTCACCTTCACCGCATCACAAGTTGATGTATTGAATCCTACCTATCAGGATCAGGATTCGATTATGATGCTGTCCGTCCCGTATGTGGCCCTCCCGACCACTGCAGGCAACAACGAATTCAGCCTAGCCTTCACCTGATACCACCCCTCATGGCATTCATTCGCAAAAAAGTTGCAAGCTACGGCTGGCCTGTAACCGTCGAGGTTCCCTCTGACGGCGGCAAATTTGAAAAGCAACTTTTCAATGTGACCTTCAAGCGGCTTGGTCGATCTGAGTTCACCAAATTGGCGGACAAAGGTGACGTCGAGCTGCTTGAAGCGGTGCTCGAGGGATGGGATGAGATCGTCGATGAAGATGGCACTGCAGTCCCATTCACGGCTGCAAACCGCCTCAGCTTTCTTGACGATCCCTACTTCTGCCGTGGTGTGATCAAGGCTTACCTTGAATCGCTGGACGGAGCACAGGTAAAAAACTGAAGGAGGCCGCACTGCATTGGGCTGGTGGCGGTGAACGCGACGAATCCGGTGATGATGCGGCTGTCTTTGGAATAGATCCGACTGTTCTGAAAACAGAGCAGTCGGACAATTTCGACGTATGGGACGACAACTGGGACATCGTCATGATGTTTATGCGCCTCCAGACCCAGTGGAACGTCACCATGGGCGGCTATGTAGGCTTGCGCTACGAGCCGCTTCAATGGCTGTGCAGTCTATACTCGGTTAAGGACGTGCCAACCATGTTCGAGGGCATCCAGATCATGGAAGCCTCAGCCCTAAGCCAGTTGAACGCGAAGTAATGGCAAACGAAGCGACAATCCTCCGCATCAGAGCACAGGTCGAAAACCTGGAAGGATTGAATCGCGCTCGTTCGGCCGTCAGGAATTTTGCAACTGAATCCAAGGCAGCCAGCAACGACCTCGACAAGCTAAGGTCGCTGTTCAAAGAGCTTGGTTCTGAATCAGTTCGTTCGGTCAACAATCTTAAGAATTACCGCACTGGTCTTGATGCACTGCGGCAGTCGGCGCAGATCGGCAGCACAACATTCAATGAACTAACGGCTGAAATCAAACAGCTTGACATTGAATTAGGGACACTGCAAGGCAAGCAAGCTCAAGTTGCATCAGGCTTCAACAAGATTGCATCATCAGCCAACGCAGCAGCAACGGCCACAAGGCGTCAGTTTGACTTGTCTGGTGCGGGGGCGACGTTTGGGAGAACAACTGTTGCAGGTCAAGCTCGAACCATTAGAGACACCACGCAATACGCGCAACCTATTGGACCAAGAGCTGTTGATTACGCTGCAATCAATACAGGACTGACACAGGCCGTTCAGGCAGAACAGCAGTTGACGGAATTGTCACGGCGTGCAAGGCAAGAGCGGTTATTGACTGCTGAAAAATACAACAACTTGGAAATTGCTGCTGCCGATAAAAAAGCGCGTGAAGAACTTCGCATTCAACAACAAGGATCTGATCGTGCAGTTGCAGATTTTGATAGACGATTAGCAAACAGAGGAAAAAGACGAGCTAATCTTCAGCAACTTGGGCAAACGGCTGGAGCCGTTGCAGCCTCAGGTGTGTTTGGCGGCCCTGAAGGTTTGATTGGCGCAAGCATTGGTGCTTTTGCTGGCCCCGGAGGTGCGCTGGCTGGTGGCGCAATAGGAGCCACGGTAGGAAGCATTCGCCAAGCCATTGGGGAAACAGGCAAATATACAGCAGAATTGCAATTACTAAGAATTGCACTTAGCGGCGTAAGTACCTCTTCAAAAGATTACGAGAATAATCTTGAAGCAGTCAACAGATTAAGCCAAAGATTTCTAATTCCATTGAAGGACACAACTGAACAATATACTAAGTTGCAAGCCAGCGTGCAAGGTGCTGGCCTAAATAGCAAGCAAACAGAAACTGCATTTAAAGGAATTGCTGCTGCGATTATTGCAACCGGAGGAAGTACGCAAGATTTGAATTCTGCGTTGCTTGCAACATCACAGGTATTCAGTAAAGGTAAAGTAAGCGCAGAAGAACTTCGCGGTCAAATTGGCGAAAGACTTGCCGGTGCGTTTACAATTTTTGCTGCATCAATTGGCAAGACCCCACAGCAACTTGATAAAGCTTTGAAAGACGGCGAAGTGACCTTGGCTAATTTCCTTACTTTTACCGAGGAATTATTTAAGCGTTACGGCAAGACTGCTGACATTATTGCAGAAGCCCCTCAAAATGCAGGCAAGCGTCTTACGTTGGCTCTTGACAATATCACTGTTCAAATCGGACGCTTTGCCGGTCCTATTGGCGCAGCATTCCAATCTATTGCGACCAACATTGTAAATGGCCTTGCGCCTGCCTTTGAAGCATTTGCCAATTTACTTGATCTTCCCAAGGTAGCAGCGAAAGAAAGATTGCCCCAAATTGATCGTCAAATTAAAGCCGCACAAAAACAAATTGACACATACAGATTAGGTGAGGGAATGCCAGGTGGAAGATTGGCATTTACAATTCCACGTCAACTGCAAGAAACTCAATTAAAAGCATTGCAAGGTGAACGGAAGTTAATTCAAGTTACACTTGCTTCTGTTGCGTCTGGTGTCAACAGAACCGCTCCACGCATTGGCGATACAGTTGGTGGCGGCGCATCTAAAACTGCAGAAAACGCAGCCAAGCGCCTTGCTGAAAGGACAAAAGAGCAATTGATTGCTTCAAGGCAATTGATTGATACAGAAAAAGCAAGACGTGGTGTTAGTGAAAGCAATACTGCCATGGAGGAAATTAAAGCAAAAAACAAGGAAATTGAAGCTGAAACCCAAAAACGCTATAACGATCTTTTAAGAAAAAGCCTATCTGATGAAGAAAGGACAAATATCTTAATTGCAAAAAGAATTGCAGTAAGAAGAAATGAGGCAGATGCAATTAAAAAAATTGCCACCGAACGAAGCAAGGCATTGGCCGAAGAAAATCGGCAGCGTTACGCCGAAGCCGGCCTGCTTGACGTCTTGACGGAAAAACGCCAAGGCGCTCTTGCTGGTGCATTTACTGGCGGCACGGCACTTGGCACGTTCCGCACGGACATCAACTTGATGCCAGAAATCACTGGTGGTGAACTTGGTCAAAAAATTGAAGAATTGCGCAAGTCGCTTGAAGAGCTCAATAATCCAATCGGTCAAATTATTATTGGCGCCGAACGAATCGGCACTGCATTTAGTGAATCATTTACTGGGTTGATTAATGGATCAATGAGCGCACAGGAATCATTGGCAAACTTCTTCAGAAGCGTTGCCAATCACTTCCTAGACATGGCAATGCGGATGATAAGCAAATACGTTGAAATGCAAGTTTTGGGTTTGGCACAACAGTTTTTTCCTAATATGTTTGGCAGCCAGTTTGGATTCAAGGGAAATTCGTTCCTTGGCAGTGCTGCATTTGGAGCTGGATTTCAAGCTCCAGCATTCAGCTTGAATGCCAACGGCAACGTCTTCGCCCAGAACGGCATCGTGCCATTTGCAAATGGTGGGATTGTCGATCGGCCGATGATGTTCCCGTTTGCGAAGGGCATCGGGTTGATGGGTGAGGCTGGCCCTGAGGCGATCATGCCGCTGAAGCGTGGCGCTGATGGCAAGCTGGGCGTTGCTGGCGGCGGTGGTGGCACAACTGTCAATGTGAGCGTCGATGCCTCTGGCTCGAGCGTACAGGGTGACAAAGGTCAAAGCGCAGCACTGGGGAGAGCAATTGCTGCTAGTGTGCAGGCTGAACTGGTCAAGCAAAAGCGCCCTGGAGGATTGTTGGCCTGATGGCAACCTTTACCTACACACCAAGCTTTGAGGCAACGGAAGCTAGCAGGCCGCGTGTTTCCAAGATTCAGTATGGTGATGGTTATGAAATGCGTGCAACATTTGGATTGAACACTGATCCAAAGGAATGGACGCTTACGTTTTCAGAACGCACTGATACCGAACGCGACAGCATCCTTACATTTTTGGAAGCGCGTAATGCAGTTGAAAGTTTTGACTGGACCCCACCACGTGGCAGCGCAGGTAAGTATGTTTGCGAAGAGTGGCAAGTAACTTTGCGTGCGTTTAATTTTAATAATATCCAAGCCAAATTCCGGGAAGTGTACGAACCCTAATGGCATACACAGCCTGGGCCAGTGCTACTAGCTATGCGGTTGGCGCCATTGTTCGCGCCAGTACGGTGCAGGACTTTGGCCTGGTATTTAGGTGCACTACGGCTGGCACGTCAGGCGCCACGCAACCGGCATGGCCAACGCTGATCGATGGCACGGTTGTCGATGGTGGTGTCACATGGACAGCGATCAGCGCGGTCTATGAAGACCTCAGCGTGCTGGCACCTAATGCCATCATCGAGCTGTTCCAGTTGCATCTTGATAGTACGTTGCATGGTAGCAGCACGATTTATTACTTCCATAATGGTGTCAATGCAGCGGTAACTGGCAACATCACATGGAATGGCCAAGCGTATGTAAGGCTGCCGATTGAGGCAACTGGCTTTGATTATTCCAGCACCGGCACATTGCCACGCCCTTCGCTGACTGTTAGCAACATCGGCAGCAGTATTACAGCATTGTTGCTGCAAGTTAACATGATTACCGCAGGCAATGACCTTGGCGGGGCGAAGGTTGTTCGCATCCGTACGCTGAAAAAATACCTCGACGGCGAGACTGGGGCAGACCCGCACGCTAAGTTCCCTGATGAGATCTGGTACGTAGATCGTAAGGCAAATGAAAACAGAGCGGCAGTTGAGTTTGAGCTAGCCAGTAAGTTTGACCTTGCTGGTGTGATGTTGCCACGGCGTCAGATCATCGCTAATGTATGCCAGTGGGTGTATCGCGGCGGTGAGTGCGGCTACAATGGCACTGATTATTACGACATTAACGACAACAAAGTAGCATCAAGCGGCAGTGATGTATGCGGCAAAAGGTTGAGCAGTTGTAATGTACGGTTCACGCCATTTACGCTTGCTGGCTCTGTGACGAATGGCAGCACATCAATGACCGTGGCGTCGTATTTTAACTTTAACGCAGACCAGGCTGTCTCTGGATTAGGCATCCCAAGTGGAACCACGATCAGCGCCATCGTTAATGCCACCACGCTGACCTTGAGTCAGGCTGCAACTATGACCACATCGAGCACCAAGACAGGCACTGTCTCGACATCCGCAGCTTCTGTGGTAGTTTCAAGCAACACTGGCATCAGCGTCGGGCAAGCAGTGTCCGGCACCTACATACCAGCAAGCACAACAGTAATCGGCATCTCTGGCACGACAGTTACGCTCAGCAACAGGCCGCATTCAATTGCTCGGGCGGGAACTTATGTACCGACATTTGAGACATATTATTACGATGAGCAATCCACCACAATTTTAACCGGACAACAAATCAACATAGATACAACCGGCCTATCTGCCGGGATGATTGCATTCGGCAGCAATGGTATTGACACGACTATAGCGTCTGTTGGATCTGGTGTTATTTATCTCAATGGATACGGCGACTTATATGCCGATACAATTGCCGTCAATTTGTACTTCCTGCCAGCATCACCAGGGTCTGCAACCTACACATTCACATCAAACGCCAAGTACACCTTCCGCACACCTGATACGGCATTACCATTCGGCAGCTATCCTGGAGCAGGGCTATCGCAATGAAGCTAACCGAAACGCTTGAAGCTCAAATCCTAGAGCACGCACAAGCTGAAGACCCACGCGAATGCTGCGGTTTAATCGCAGTGGTCAAAGGTCGCCGCCGTTACTTCCCCTGCCAAAACATTGCCACCACACCGGATGAGCACTTTGTTTTAAGTGGTGTGGATTATGCACAGGTTGAGGACCAGGGCGAAATCGTGGCCGTTGTTCACAGTCACCCGATCAGCAACCCGGCTCCGAGCCAAGCGGATCGTGTTGCCTGTCAGAAGTCTGGTTTGCCATGGGTGATCGTCAATCCCAAGACAGAGGCATGGGGCGATTGCAAGCCCGATAGCTTTGAGCTGCCATACGTTGGCCGCGAGTTTGTCTTTGGTGTGGTTGATTGCTACTCGCTGGTGCGCGATTGGTACGGCAAAGAGTTTGGCCTGCAACTCAATGATTACGAACGCCGTGATCTGTTCTGGGAACGTGGCGAGAATCTATACGTTGACAACTTCTACCGCGAAGGGTTTCGCAAGATCCCGTTTGAAGAATTGCAATATGGTGATGCCTTGCTGATGCAGCTTGGATCCAAGCTACCAAATCACGCGGCAATCTACATCGACGACCAGCAGATCCTGCATCACATCCAAGGACGACTGAGTAGTAGGGACGTTCTTGGGAGCTACTATACTAAGAACACTGCCATGGTCTTGCGGCATGAAAGTCGTTAAGGTCTACGGCGCCCTCCGCAAACGGCTAGGGCAATGCCGCTTCCAGTTCGAGGCTGATACGCCTGCTCAGGCCATCAAGGCATTGTGCGCCAACTTCCCCGGTCTCGACAAGTGGCTGATCGATAGCGAGCAGGATGGCGTCGGCTATCGGGTCACGATCGGCAAGGAGCGGATCGGTGAAGCCGAGGCTGGCGCCTTGCTGTTGCCATGGAGTGAGCGCGACGTGTTCAGCATCACGCCCGTGATCGCTGGTGCTGGTCAGGGTGCAGGGCAGATACTGGCTGGCATTGGCTTGGTGGCGTTGGCCATCGTCATCGGCCCAGCGGCAGGTGGATTCCTTGGACTTGGTGCTGGTCTTGGAGGTGCATCAGGTGCTGGCGCTGCCATCAGCATGGGTTTGGTAAGCGGTGCATTTGCATCAGCCGTCGGCTTCCTAGGCGTATCACTGGTGATTGGCGGCGTCGCCCAAATGCTGTCACCTACGCCAACATTCTCCGGCCTTGAACGCGGCAAAGAAGCGGCACGGCTTGAGTCGTTTACGTTCTCTGGCATCACCAATACGGTGCAGCAGGGGATGCCGGTTCCGATTTGCTATGGTCGGTGCTACATCGGATCTGCTGTGATCAGCAGCGGTCTTGACGTGGATCAACTGGTATGACATACATCCAAGGCTCTGGCGGTGGCGGTGGCGGTGGTGGCGGTAAAGGCGGCGGCGGCGGTAGTGGGCAGTCGTATATCGCAACGGAATCCGATGATTCGCTGCAGTCAGTCCAATATGGCAGTGTCTTGGACCTGCTCAGTGAAGGCGAAATAGAAGGCATTGAAGGCGGCGCCAAGGGTATCTATCTTGATGGCACACCAATTCAAAGCAGTGCTGGAGCGGATAACTTTAGCGGCTATACACTTGTTACCCGCAATGGTACGCAAGCGCAAACGTATATCCCAAACACCAATGGAACAGAGCTTGAGAAGGGAGTCAACGTAGAGGCATCATTTACGGCAGCAGTCACCAGGACGGTCACTGATGTTGATGTTGACCGCGTGCGCGTTACGGTGCAGATGCCAGCGTGCCGAACTATTGAAACCAATGGTGACATCACGGGCAACAGCGTCCAGATTGAAATCCAAGTTCAATACAACGGCGGTGGATTCACAACTGTAATCGCAGACACGATCAGCGGCAAGACGACCAACAGCTACCAGCGTGACTACATGCTGACGTTAAGCGGTGCGTTTCCGGTTGACATCCGCCTGAAGCGCATATCAGCAGATGCAATCAGCGCACGCAGTCAGAATAAAACTTTCTTCTACAGCTATACAGAAATCATCGACGAGAAGCTGCGCTACCCTAACAGCGCACTGGCATTCCTGCGGTTTGACAGCCGGCAATTTAGCAGCATTCCAGCCCGCAAGTATTTGGTGCGGGGCATCAAAGTACAGTTGCCAAGTAATGCCACAGTAGATACCACAACCTACCTTGGCCGCGTCACCTATGCAGGTGTCTGGGATGGTACGTTTGGTGCCGCTACATGGTGCGCTGATCCAGCTTGGTGTCTGTGGGATCTGCTGACCAATACGCGCTATGGGGCAGCTATCCCAGCCAGCAGTCTTGATCGTTACGACTTCTATACGATCAGCCAATACTGCAACACTTTGGTCAGTGATGGCAAGGGCGCCCAAGAGCCACGGTTCCTTTGCAACCTGCTGCTCAACAGCCGCGATGAGGTTTACAACGTCATCCAGGAGTTCACTGCATTATTTCGTGGGATTGTTTACTACGGTGCTGGCACGCTGGTGGTCAGCCAGGACAAACCATCTGATCCGCAGTACGTCATCACGGCAGCCAACGTAATCGACGGTATCTTCAACTACTCGGGCACATCACAAAAGGCCCGTGCTAGCACCGCAACCATCGGCTACCAGACCTATGAGGGCCTGGGCGAGGTTGAGTTTGAATACGTCGAGGATGCTGCGGCAATTGCCAAGTACGGCATCATCAACCGTGATGTCAAGCTGCTCGGTTGCTACAGCCAAGGGCAAGCCGCTCGTGCTGGTAAGTGGATGCTGCTGAGCGAGCAGAACCTCACGGAGACGGTCACCTTTGCCGTCTCAATCGACAGCGGCATCATCCTGCGGCCTGGCATGGTGGTCAACGTTGCAGACCCCCTCAAGGCCGGCTCACGGCGTGGTGGTCGCATCAGCAGTGCAACGACAACAGCCGTCACAATCGACAGCACCGAAAGCCTCAGCGTTACCGTGGCAAACAGCGCCACGCTTAAGGTGATGATGCCAACCGGATTGGTTGAAACGCGCAATATCAGCAGCATTGTTGGCCGCGTCATCACTGTTACATCAGCATTCAGTGAAGCGCCCAACTCTCAATCAATGTGGTTGATTGATACAACAGACGTAAAACTGCAAACGTTCCGGGTGATCACCGTTTCAGAATCTGAACCGGGTGTATTTGGCGTGACCGCGCTTGCGTACAACGAGACTATTTACACCGCAATTGAAAGCAACCTTAAGGTAACGCCGCGTGACATCACAAGTCTCGGCACTCACCCGGAACCGGTAAGCAGTATCAATGGCGTTGAGTTTCTATACGAAAGCGGCCAAAGCGTATTGACTGGGTTTGACCTGAGTTGGATCAGTCCAGTGCAATATGTTGCTAGCTTCCGCGTTCAACATCGTCTGGACAACAGTAACTGGATCACAACGGAAACAACGTCGCCATCATTGCGGATCGGCGACCTTCAGGCTGGCACGTTGCAGGTACAAATCCAAGCATTAAATAGCCTTGGCAATGCCAGTGTTATATCACCGGCTAGCTTTAACTTAGTCGGCAAGACTGCTGTCCCAGGTAACGTACTAAACCTAAGCATTGAAGCAATCAGCGCCAACAGCGCACGGTTGCGTTGGGATAAAACGCTGGACCTAGACGTCAAAACGGGCGGCCTTATCAAGATCAGGCACAGCTCAAAGACTGATGGCACAGGCGAATGGAGTAATTCTATTGACTTAATCCCAGCCAAATCTGGCACGCAAACTGAAGCGATCGTGCCGTTGCTGGAAGGCGAGATCCTAGTCAAGTTCCAGGATGATGGCGGTAGGCAATCAACTGATGCAACAAGCGTAATCGTTGACCTACCGGAAACGCTAGGTTCATTGCCAATCGTAAGCAGACGTGAAGATCAAGACAGCCCGCCATTCCAAGGCACCAAAACGAACGTCTTTTATAGCGAGGAGTTTGATGCGTTGACGCTGAATGGCACTAGCGCGCTTGATTCTATTATTGACTTTGATCTAATCCCGTCATTTGATTATCTTATTAATGTTTGGCCAGAAGGCAATTATGTATTTGCAAATACGCTGGACCTTGGTGCAGTATTCAGCCTTGACCTGAGTCGTTATTTTACAACACGTGGATTTTTCCCAAGTGACCTGATCGACAGTAGGGTGGCTGATGTAGACCTGTGGTCTGACTGGGATGGTGCCGTCAACGACTCGGTTAACTCCGTCCTGTACCTACGGCGCACAAATGACAACCCCTCAGGCACACCGACATGGAGCGACTATCAGCCATTTGTGACTGGTACATTCTTAGGTCGAGGGTTCCAGTTTAAAGCTGTCTTGCAATCAGGCGATGAATCAGAAAATATCTTGATTGATGAACTGGGCTATGATGCTAAATTCCAGCGCCGCACCGAGCAAAGCAACGGCAATATCGCCAGCGGTGCGGGCACAAAGACCGTAACCTTCGAGAAGGCATTTTTCACCGGTACGGCAGCGATCGGTGGTGTCAATGCCTACCTGCCAAGCATCGGCATCACGGCGCAGAACATGGCGACAGGCGACTACTTCGCAATTGGCACCGTGACAGGCACCAGTTTCCAGGTCACCTTCCGCAATGCCGCTGGTACGGCGATCGACCGTAACTTTACCTACACCGCAGTTGGCTATGGACGTGGGGTGTAGAATGGCGGCACAATCAGCGTTTTAAGTTGTGGCCACGCACGATTACGTCATAGCTAACGGCACCGGCGCTGCTGTCAGGTCTGACCTAAACGGTGCCTTTGCGGCAATCGTCAGCCAGAACAGCAGCGCAACGGAACCATCCCCGAGCTACGCCTACCAGCGATGGGCCGACACCACTGCTGGCGTGATGAAGATGCGCAATGGCGCCAACAACGCATGGATCACGCTGTACCAGCTAGACGGCGAGTGGACGAGCATTGCCTTTGAGAATGGCACCGCTGCTGCACCATCGATTTATTTCAAGGACAGCGGGACCGATACCGGCATCTACAGCCCTGGGGCTGACCAATTAGCCATTAGCACTGGTGGCACCGGCAGGTTGTTTGTGGATGCGAGTGGCCGTGTAGGCGTGGGGACTGGTTCGCCTAGCAATACAGCAGGATTTAGCCAGCAACTTCAACTTTCGGGAAATCTTCCGTGTATTTCTATTGATAACATTGGAACAGGCGCAAACAAGTATTCACTTGGCGTAAATGGTGTCGGAGCCCTTGGTATATGGGACAACACTGCATCTGCTTTTAGAGCGTATATCAACTCGTCAGGGTCGGTAGGGATTGGCACTACAAGCCCTGGGGATGTACTTGATACTGCGGCAGGAAACTATCGCGGAATCACTATTAAGTGTCAGACTACAGCTCATCGCCCCACGCTGTCGTTTTTTAATACTACTGATTCATTGGCTGCTTACATTCAAGCAACTGGCAGCAGCCTTGCTTTTGGAAGAATGGGGATTGACTACGGCGGTCATACGGAGACGGCCCGCATCGACTCCAGCGGCAGGCTCTTAGTTGGTACGTCTACAAGCGAAGGTGCTTTCTTTAATGCGTCCGGTGTTAATCATTTGATAGAAGCACAGGCTCAATATTATATGCAGGCTTGGGTCTCAAATAACAACTCAAATCCTAGCGGCGCGATCCTGACTGTTGCGCGTTCTCGTGGCACTGCCGCTGGGAGTAAAACCATTGTGCAAAGTAGCGACACTCTTGGAGTATTAAGTTTTCAAGGTGCAGATGGAAGTGAGTTTGTTGAGGCCGCACGTATCGCTGTTGAGGTGGACTCAACCCCTAACTCCAACGATATGCCAGGTCGTTTGGTATTTCTCACAACCGCAGATGGTGCAGCTAGTCCTACGGAGGCGATGAGGATTGGGAATAACGGCCAAGTCTCTATTGGTGTCAATTCCGTAGGCTCATTTGCACGCGCAAGCCTGCTGGCATCTACCACTAGCGGCAGCCATTATGGGGTGCATGTGAATTCAACTAATACGACCAATGGTGCCGTATTAGTTGAATTTACAGCCGCAACGACTGAAGTAGGAAACATTACGACTAACGGCACCAGTTCTGTTTCCTACAACACAACGTCCGACTACCGCCTGAAAGAAAACGTCACGTTAATTCCTGATGGCATTGCCCGCTGCAAACAACTCAAGCCTAGCCGTTTCAACTTTAAGGTCGATCCTGACCACACAGTTGAGGGTTTCATCGCTCACGAAGCACAAGCAGTCGTCCCTGAATGTGTCACTGGCGAAAAGGATGCAGTTGATGAAGACGGCAACCCCAAGTATCAAGGCATCGACCAATCCAAACTGGTGCCACTGCTGACGGCTGCGTTGCAGGAAGCCATCGCCAAGATCGAAGCCTTGGAGACTCGGCTAACAGCGGCTGGCATTGCGTAGTCGCCCCAAGCCCATTAGTCAACGCCACTACCCACCACCACCACGCCACCATGACCACCACATTCTCTTGGGCCATCGCCAACCTTGAGCGCACCACGGTTGATGGCATCGTCTACACCGTCCACTGGACCGTCGCTGCCAACGATGGCACCTACAGCAGCTCTGCCTACGGCTCCATCGGCCTGGAGCAGCCCGAAGGCAACGTGATCCCATACGCTGACCTAACCGCCGAGATTGTCATCGGCTGGGTGCAGGGCAAGCTGGATGTGCCAGCCATCGAGGCAGCACTTCAGGCGCAACTGGATGAACAGGCTGCTCCTACTACGGCGGCTGGGGTGCCGTGGCAGTAAAGAGCAAGACCGGTGTTGCCCGGATTGATCACCAGCCTGGGCCACCCAAAACCACCTCGCAAGGTCAAGGCCAAAATTCACGACCACGACGTCGAGGGCGAAAACCCTTGCGCGGTCAAGGTCGTTAAAATGCAAGCAAGCGCCGGCACTGGTTTGTCATGGTCGAAAATTTGATCGTTGGTCTTGCCTGCCTAGTCCTAGGCGGTGTTGGTGGTAGTGCCTCCCGGTGGGTGGCATCACGCGGCGCCGAAGATGAAAAAGCCAATATCGCCATCGTCAAGCTCAGTGCTGGTGTTGAGCACATTGCCGCTGAACTCACGGCCATCCGCGAGGACATGCGTACCGACCGCCGTGAACTGTTTGGCCGTCTTGGAACAGCAGAGCAGCGTATTGCTAGGCTGGAGGCACATCACATCCCCTGAGATGGACCGCATCGCTGAATACGTTGCGCTTGCAGTGGCGATCCACGGACTCGCGCTGGTAATTGTCAACCTGACACCTACGCCGAAGGACAACGCAGCACTGAGCAATGCTGCTCGTGTAGCCGTGCGTGTCTACCGCTTGATCGAAATTATTGCCGGTGTTGTGTCGCCCCGCGTCAAGCGATGACCAATACAAGCCCGATCACCCTTGATCAGCTTTTTCGCAACAACCGCAACCTGCCGCATCAACTTGCGGCGATCACTGAACTTGAACAGGACATTCGCGTCAATGGCTATGACGTTGCCATGCGTCGCAGCCGTCCGTGGTTCAGCGTCTGGAGTCAAGCTGGCAAGCAATCAAATCCGCTGCCAGTGCCATACCAGTCGCAGCGGGACAACTACCGCGATGCAAACCGCACATGCTTCAGCTCCAGTTGCGCAATGCTGCTGATGACACTGAAGCCTGGCGTCATCCATTCGGATGATGATTACATAAAAACCGTCTTCAGCATTGGCGATACCACTGATGCATCAGTACAACTGAAGGCATTGGCAAAATACGGCATCAAAGCCCGCTTCGAGACTGGCGGCAACCGTGATCTAGTCAAGCGGCAGATCGATGCTGGCAAGCCTGTCCCCGCTGGGTTCTTGCATCACGGTTCCGTATCGGCCCCTACAGGCGGCGGCCACTGGCTATGCATCATCGGCTATGACGCCAAAGGTTACTGGGTCAATGATCCATGGGGTGAGATGAACCTAACCGCCGGCACCTACGGCAGTACCGTAGGATCCAAAATCCACTACAGCTACGCCAACTGGGAACCCCGTTGGATGGTTGATGGTCCAAGCACCGGGTGGTGCATCATCGCTTGAACAAATGCTGATTCCTGATCACGAAATCCGTCGCCTTTGCAAATTGAAGGAAATGGTGTCGCCTTACATCGAGGCGCATCTCAATCCTGCATCACTAGACGTGACGCTAGGCGAACGCATCATGATCGAGGTGCCCGGCACCCTTGACATGGAAATTAAGGGAATTCATGACTACAGCCAAGAAGACCCATGCTGGATCAAGCCTGGAGAGTTTTTCTTGGCCGAAACTAGGGAGATCTTCAATCTTCCTAACCACCTTGGGGCGCAGTTTGTCCTGAAATCAAGCCGTGCTCGAGAGGGCTGGGATCATGCTGAAGCAGGCTGGTGTGATCCAGGCTGGTTTGGCTCCCGCTTGACGATGGAACTGAAGAACAGCCGCCGGTTCAGTGATTTACCTATCTGGCCTGGGATGCGGATTGGTCAGATGAAATTCATTCTGGTGTCGGGCACCCCAGATAATACTTACGCTCAAACTGGTCGCTACAACTGCGATCTGGGCGTAACGGCAAGCAAGGGTTGATTCGCGCACTGAGCGCAAAATTGCGCAGCCCACCACGTCAACTCCGGCGCACTAAACGAGCGCAGTCGATCATTGGCCAAAAAATAACTTGGAGCGCGTTGTATTTGTTGCCTAATCCCAAAAGTAATGATCTCGCGTCCCATTGCCCATCCTTGTAGGTGGCAGGTGGCGCCATCGACCAGGATCCAAGCAAACGGTGCGGCAAGCTTCTGCAACGTGATTTCGCGCTCAAACAGGTAAAGGCGATTCCGGGGTCTTACGGTGGCGCGAACTTCCCATAAGCCGCCCACATCGGGCTCACAAAAACCGGCGTCGGTAGCCAAAAACTCCCAGTTGATGGGAAGTTTGAAATAAACATGCAGCGCCACTTCTGCAATGGCGCCCGGCACGTCAGTGGCGACACAAGACTGACCACCAGAAAAATCAAAGGATCCCGCACGGCGGCGATTGTTTCGACGAGCATCCGCGACAGCGACGGCTTGTTGGTACAGGTCAACAGGCAGTGTGATCTTCATGCGACTTGTTCGCGGTGCCTGTGAATGCGTGGCGGCGCTTCAGCCGGATCATCCAGTGGGATCATCCGGTAGGTATCGACGGCATGCGTCTCAGCCCAATGCTGCGCGGCGATGTGGGTCGGGAATGGACCGACGTGCCAGAGGCCAAGGTCAAGGATGTAGGACATGGGTTGCTGGGTAGTGGTCGCTACGATAGGGACTGCGGCTTTTGCCCACATGCAGGCGTATCTGGTGGAGATTACCGCGAAAGTGGTGATTCGATCCGACACGGATCCAAACGAGCTCTGCGACAACCTGTATGCACAGATAACAGAATTCATCCACAATGATGATGATCTGTTGAACCTTGAAATCGAACTGCTCCCCTTGCCTGGCAACTGCAATGGATCACCAGATCGACGGGACGAACCTGATTCCGAGGAAGGAAGCAAAGCTCCGGTTTCGTGATCAAATCCACCTTGCGTGGGACTGGAAATGCGCGTATTGTTGCGCAGAACTGGGTAGATCGGCAACGCTGGATCATATCATCCCAAAAGTTAAGGGTGGGTTAACAGTACGTTCAAATCTGATTAGCTGTTGTCTTGGTTGCAATAGCCGCAAACAACATACAGATTGGAAAGAATGGTACCAAGATCAGGATTTTTATTGCGTAATTAGGGAAGAGGCGATTACGGCGTGGACCAATCAGTAGTAGTTAACATAAATCTCGGCCTGCCATAAATCAACTGTATAACGCTGACGTGCTCCATTTTGACCGCATGCCCTATACAATGGCATCCCGTCATCGCCCTCCATCACTTCAATCCAACGTGTTTCACCGCGCTCAAGGCGGTCCAATACTTTCCGTTCCATCGTCTTCATACAGCGAGCATTTCCTAGCGTAGCGACCCTTGTTCGTGCGCGCCTCGGGAAACCCAAAACTGCATGCATCAGATCGTGGTGTCCAGTGAATGCAAGACCAGCACTTAGGTTTGCCTTGATAGGATTCCCTGATTTCTTCTATTGATTTACCGCTGTACAATGCCAAATAATTGTATTGAGCACAAATAAACGCTGCCCGCAAATCAGGCGTGCCAAGGTTAATCATGACCGGTTCGCAATTTGGCAATTTGATCCTTACGGTCCAATTCTCTGCCAAAGAATTGCGCTGCACAATTACGCGGCCATTGTAAAGATTAATCATCTTTTTCACCAAATGAAGGTGCGTGATACAGCCGCTCTAGTTGCATTGAAGCTGGCTCTGTATTGCCTGAATCCCAGATGCCAGCGTTGGTAGGATCATTCCTATCCTTGACACCATAAACAGTCATGGTGCCATGTTGCTTTACATGCACCATACTAATGCGGGGGCTGCTAATCAAAAAACGGATTGCAGCATTTTCAAGCCAGGACAGGAATGGCGCATTCATGGTTCAAGATGGTTGATGAGACGATTGATGTACCACTGGGCTTTGCGTGCATCCTGGAGTGGAGCACCCTTCAGCCACATTCTTAGCAGATATTTAAGGGCTTGACCTTGAAGGTAGCCGCAAATAATATCAGAAGGAGCACTGGAAATAGCATCTTCAATGACGTCAATGGTTTCGTATTTGCGATCAGCGTAATGCGGGGGATGATTAACAAGATCAGCCATTGTCATCACCATAAAGGATTGAAACAGGTACGCATGGCGTTGGTTTGCCGCCAAAGCGGAAGTCTGGGTTGACCTTCTCCCATTTAACAGCCCATGACTCAATTGTGAGTTCAACCGTAAACCACTTGTGTTTACAATCGTCGCATACACGCTGACGTGTTGTATGATTTGGCTTTGTGGTATTTGATTGTAAAACAAATACCGTACCGTGATTGCATTTAGGGCAGTTCATTAGATGGTTTTGGTTTGGTAGTTGGGGCAGTGGGGCTATTGAGCCACTCGCGCAGCGCGTCCCCCGTAGGCGTCTTCGGCGGCCATGCAATGAAGCGCAGCAGCTCCTTGGTATCGGTGAACAGCATCGAGACATGGGGCCGCCACGCCATGTAGCTGATGCCGTTCCACCGGTCGTGCCGGCGTTCGACGCGGAGGCCGCTGGCGGTAAAGAGGTCAGGCACGGCCCCACCTCTCAAGGACGGCGCGTGGTGTCATAAGTGGGGCCACCTATCATCATCCGTCGGCGGCTCCGGCGGTGGGGTGGCTAGTAGGGCGGCACGGGCGCGATTGAGGCGCTCTTCCGTTGTTTTCATTGGTCGAACGCTGTTTCGCATGTCAAGCAATAGCTCAACAGAACAAACAAGCTCCGCGCACAATTCGCGAAAGTCGGGGGTGGTGGTCATTGGTCCTCCAGTTCTGCAACAACTTGCGTTCGATGTTCTCTGATGATTAGCTTGTGGGCGCCATTTTGCGAATACTCCATGAGATAGCGAGTTCCTTCTCGCTGCGCATCAGCTAACTCGTTGCAAGAGCCACCAGCTTGCCACTCGTTTTCAGCATCTTGCAGCTCCCATTCGTAGTGGATGTCAGTCATTGGCCCTCCAGTTCGGTGGCGATGGCGAGGATTTTGCGGCGTGTCTTTTGATTGGCATTCCAAATTGGCCACCGATCATTCAAATCAGCAAACGGTTGCTCGGAGGGTTCTGATTCCTCCGGCACCACCTGATCCGTCAACTCGAATATGGCGGCAACCAATCCGCTGTCGATGTAAGTGTTCTCGTAGGCATCCAGCACAGCCTGAGCAGCGGGTGATAGGTCAGTCATCGGGCAGGGCCTCCAGGGCGCGTCGGATGGTGTTTTCGTGGGCGCCGTCAAGACGGTCGCCATGGCGCACCAGCACGGCAATCGCCTGATCCTTCAAGCTCGGCGGCTTGGGGAGCGGGACCATTTTCGTGGCGTCAGGAATATGGTTGGCCTGGGCCTCCAGTGCTTCCACGCGGGCGCGGAGTTCGAGGATGCAACTTGAAATCTCGTCGGGTGCTTCTTGGCTGGCCCATTTCTCTTGCCACTCCCAGCAGTCAGGTGTTGCCTTGTGCGGTGCCATTTTTCGGTCAGTGGTTGATTTGAACTTGTGCTACCCCATCAAGCGGCACACCAAGGCGGTACGCAGCACCTGCTGACAGGTCGATGGAGTTGCAATCGCAACGGTCACGGATCGGCACCACCAGCGACCGACCTCGGTGGGTGACGGTGACCCGGGTGCCGCACGGCAGCCATGGATGCGCGGCGCTGATGCCCCAGTGCTGGTACGCACGGCCCGTGCAATAGTCAGGCCGGCCCGAATACCAAGGGTCGTAGACGGTGGCCGTCACGGTGCGGGCCTGAGCCGGTGCGGCGAACATCGCCAGCAGTAGCAGGAGCCTCCTCATGCCCACTTCCCCAGCAGGTGGCGGCGGCAGGTGGCGATCGCCTGGTGCGCCTGCATCGGGGTCATGATTGACCCGGTGTCATCCATTGCTTGGCACACGTCAGCATGTAGCTGGTCGTAGTCGGCATCACGGAAGTTGGGACCGATGTCAGAGCAAAACTCCTGCCACAGACCGGTGTAAGTCGAACGCAGCGGATGACCCTTGGGCAGATCAGCGCGACCGCTGCGGGCATAAAGCGCATCCATCATGATGGAGCGTTGAAGGTCAAGTTGATGTCGTTTCATTTTCCTTGAGGTAGAACAACAGATTGCGGCATTCCTGCCATGCCACTGAATTGTGGTGTAGCTCATCCATTCGAACTTTAAGCAACGCTTTGATGTGCCGCCGTTCGTCTTGACAACCCTGTTCATAAAGGCTGCTGGTACTGATCAAATCAGCAATGCGTTGACGCAATGGATTCATCGCGCTTCAATTGTCTTGGAGGACAAATAAAGCTGGGAAAGCATAAAGCAATCACCTGCAGCATTTTGGCAGATGTAATGCGGCCAAGTTTGACCTTCGGCTCTGTTCTTGATGTATAGGACATCTTTCGATGGCCAATGACAAACATAAACTTTTTGGCCAAGATTGAACTTCCACAATGCAGCAGTGCGTGGCATGCCACGATTGCTTGGTGTCAAATTGTATGTACTCCAACTGGTTGAAACAATTGGAACAACATAATTGCTTGGCAGGACAGTTGCTTGCATGTGCTTTGGGTAGTGCTCGGTTTGGGCATGAACCTAAGGTAGGGCACCGCAGGTGGCGCCCGGTAGGTTTGTTGTAAAACTTTACAAAAGAAAACCCGTGTCAGTCGCCTGCACGGGTCGTCCTGTCAACGATCAGAACAGTTCAGTTCCACCCGTTGCCGCTGCAAGGCTGCTAGCCGCCTGGCCCAGCACCTCCGCCTCCTGCAGCGCCTTCAGCGTCTTGAAGTCAGGCTCGAACGCAAGGCTCAAGTAAGTCTGACCAGCGTTCGACTGCTTGGGCCACCCGCTAATCTTCACCGGGATTTCACCACGATCATTCGGCGCCGCATTCATCACATAATTGGCAAATGCCATCCGGTCCTCTTCCTTGATGCTAAACACACCGTCATAACCGGGATAATTACGATTTGGGTCGTAGCGATCCTTGAAACGTTCCTGCAGTTTCTCAGGGGTATTCTTGAACAATGCGCCGTTAGCTTTGAAAGTCATGGTTGTTGATGGTTGATGGTGTTGGCCTTTTCATATTGCTCCACCTCGGCCAAGGGGTAGCGCACGCAACCGTTGATCTTTGAATAAGACGGACCTTTGTTAAGGGAACGCCATCGGATCAACGTCTGGCGGTGGACATGCCACCGCTCAGCAAGTTGCACATCAGTCAAAAATTCAGAACAGCTCATCGACAACCTCGGTCTTGACCGGTTCAGCGGCGGGCGGCTGGATTTTCGCATTCAGCTCATCAAGGTTGGTGGAAACATTGACAAGCTCAACATCAACCACCTCCTCCTGCGACTGGATGCCAAGCAGCAGATCACTAGCATACAATCTGCCCCAAAAAGCAGCAGCCCGATAACGGATCATGAGTTCAGGCATTGTCTGCCACTTGGATCCATTTTTGGAAAACCACCCTTCTTTCTTGGCCATTGAGATCGTGATGGTCGGTCCCTTCAGCTCTTGCTCGGATTTGACATCAGTAGCAACAGCATAGCAAGCAAGACTGTCGCCTTCACCGCTCATTTCAAACCGCAACGGGCTGAAACGACCAGAGCCATTCACCATCGCAATGATAAAGCTACTGCTCCAGCTTGGCCGTCCATGGATCACATGCAGATGTTGCATCGCCAAAAACGGACTGATGTTCATCCGATTTGCAATCTCAAGCGCCACAAGGCAATTGGCAAAGCCCTGCTGCCCTTGGAACTGAGTCGGAATCAACGTGCTACTGGCCAATGCCTTAGCAATCCGTTGCGCATCCTCAAAAGCTTGGATGCCAGAAAACACTGAGTTGTTGCTGGTCGTGGTCAAAGAGGAGTTGGTCATTGTTCAAACGATAAAGGGGTGAAAATTCGCCAAAAAGTTCAAGTTCTTTGGCTTGGCGGGCGGCTACTGCTTGATCAAAAGTTTTGTAAGAGCCTAAAAATAACTTTTTGTTGTTAAAGTAGATACATGCATGATATCTTTGTTTTTGTTTATGCCAAAATACGCCTTTCTGTCCACTAGTGTTATTGATAGGCTCAGTTTTATTACCCCCTTGCTGACTTTTATCCGCAAGTCTTAAATTGCAAAATTTATTATTTGATTTGTTTCTGTCAATATGGTCAACTTCCAGCGCCCCTGGATCGTGTCCAGTTTGCAAAAACCAAAATAAACGATGTGCTTTGTAAGTCCGAGTTTTGTATTGAATTATAATGTATCCGTGGGAATACGATCCAGCGGGAGCCCCGGCTTTTGCGTTGCCCAAAGATACAATCCAAATTCCAACTCCAGTAAAAAGATCATATTTTAAATGCCGAGACAACTCGTCATACGGCGGCATTGGTATGTGATTTGCCATCAGTACATCTCAATTTCAGGTGGTTGGCCCATGGTCGTGCCATCAGCCTTTGGACGCATCCATGCCGGCAGGTTGATCAGCTCCACTTGGTCGCTGTAACCAGGCCATGTAGCGGCTGCCATGCATTCAGCAAGACGGTTCAGGTTTGCTCGAGCAGTGTCCCACCCGATCTGCACCATTTCTGGTGCTGCAACGTAAACGGCGCATGCGAACGGTGGGCGCTTTTCGACGCACACAAATACAAATTGCTCAGGCCGTTTGCCTGTTGCCTGCTCCACACCATGCAAATACCATGCAGCTTGGACGTGGTAACGCCATTTTGCAATCGATTGCATAAAATCAGCAGGGCTGGCACTTTCCGTTGTCTTCAAGTCAACAATGGTGCTGCCATCATCCAACAAATAATCAGGCCGGCATTTGCACTCAAGGCCAGTCTCGGCATCCGTCCAGAACAAACTGGATTCCGCCTTCCCCGGCAAGCTAAGCAAACCATTGGCAGCAGGATGGTTAAACACGCCTTCGCTGATCTTGCCAACCAGATCGGCGTCCTCACGGCTGATCACGGTTCGTGTGCCCGCAGCCGTCGTGAACACATCCCATTCAGCCTTGCCAGCGTTGGTGCGCTTGTTGATGCCAGCAGGTGTCACCGCATAGGTGGCATCCCACTTGTCAATCTCCAACACACTGGTATGCACGGCTGATCCGATCACCATGGCGGCTGTAGGTGCTTCCGCTGGACAGCGGTCGGGATCCAGATGCTTGGCCCAGTAATGCAGCGGGCTGCGTGCGATCGAATCCAAGCGGCTTTTGGAAACCGCATAGTGGCGGTGGTAGGTCTCGTTGTCCATGGCATTGCGTTGGGCTCGCGCATCCTATACCATTGGCGCTCCTACTGCAACCGAATGCAACTGCGGCCTTATCAGGAGGCAGCCGTCGCTGAACTCCGCCGTGCCTACGCCACAGGCCATCGCGCTCCACTCCTTGTCATGCCAACCGGGGCAGGGAAGACACAGGTTTTCACCTTCATCACAGCCGCTATGGCACAGCGTGGCCGCCGCGTCACCATCCTTGTCCACCGCCGGGAGCTGATCGTCCAAGCATCACGCAAACTCACCCAGGCCGGCGTCACCCACGGCATCATCGCTGCAGGCACACCTGCGACATTTGCACCAATTCAGGTCGCATCGGTGCAAACGCTCATCCGACGCCTTGAGGACACCCCAGCACCAGACCTGATCATCATCGATGAGGCACACCACGCCGCTGCCGGATCCTGGAACCGCATCCTCGAGCACTGGCCCTCCGCCCTCCGCCTTGGTGTCACCGCAACACCAGCACGCCTTGATGGCCGTGGCCTTCGCGATAACTTCGACCTCATCGTCCATGGTCCTACCGTCTCAGACCTCACCGCAGCCGGCTACCTAGCGCCATCCAAGCTCTATGCACCGCCGCAGGTAGCGGACCTATCCGCCATCCCAATGCGCGCTGGTGATTTCGCCTCTGATGCCACCGCCGCAGCAATGGACAAGCCATCCATCACCGGTGATGCCATCGACCACTACCGCCGCATCTGCCCTGGTGCTCCAGCTATTGCCTTTTGCTGCACCACTGATCACGCCGAAAATGTTGCCGCCCAATTCCGCTACGCCGGCTTCTCCTCTCAGGCCATCCTTGGCACCACTCCTATCGCGCAACGTGATCAGCAACTCAAAGACCTAGCCTCCGGTGCCATCCAGGTGCTCACCTCCGTTGATGTGATATCAGAAGGCACCGACGTCCCAGCCGTCACAGCCGCCATCCTCCTGCGACCAACAGCCAGCCTTGGCCTCTACCTGCAACAGGTTGGTCGCATCCTGCGGCCAGCACCAGGCAAGAGCCATGCGATCGTCCTTGATCACGTCGGCAACATCCACCGCCATGGTTGGCCGGACGATGTCCGTACATGGTCCCTTGACAGCAAGCCACGCCGCCAGCGCGACAACGCCCCCGCGCCAACAGTCCGCACCTGCCCTGTCTGCTTTGCTGCTTTCAAGCCCCAGCCAGCATGCCCGTGCTGTGGCGCGCCATCGGAACTCACCCAACGCGAGATCCAGCAACGAGATGGCGAACTGCAAGAACTTGAGCGCCGCGCCCAACGACGCCAACAAGGCACAGCCCGTAGCCTGAAAGAATTGATCCACATCGGTCAGCAACGTGGCATGAAAAATCCGATCGGCTGGGCCAAACACGTCTTCTACGCTCGTGGGTTGAAGTAATGGCCAACGCCGAGACCACCCTCCAGCAAGAAATCCGCCTTGCCCTTGGCACCATCCCTAGCGCCCGAATCTTTCGCAACCAAGTCGGCTCCCTGCCAGACCCCCGCACAGGCAGACTGGTCACCTTCGGTCTTGCCAAGGGCTCCGCTGATCTCATCGGCTGGCGCACCGTGGTGGTCACACCCGAAATGGTTGGCACACGCCTAGCCGTCTTTACCAGCATCGAGGTCAAAACCCCCACCGGGCGCGTCCGACCCGAGCAGCAGGCTTGGCAAGCAGCCGTCCTCGCAGCAGGCGGCATTTCCGGCATTGCGCGCTCCGTTTCTGATGCATTACGAATTGCAACAGACACTCCCTGATCGCCCGCCAGCCCAGCCACCATCAACCTGCACACCCCCCAAAACGCACCATGGCAACCGACGAGCAGCTCAAAGACTTCTACTGCCTTCACCTAGGCCACGCCCAACGACCCAACATCGAAACAGCACGTCACTTCGCCCAATACATCGAACTCTTCACCAATCACTGCATCCACTACCGCGCCTGGACACGCGAACACGCCAATGCTGTCATCGCTGAAGCTCGCGCCCTACTGGCTGCCAACTGATGCATCCCCTTATCCAGCAGCTCGACGAGCTGCCCGACCACTGGGGGCTGGTTGCTGTTGGTAATGACAAGCGTCCCTACCAACCCGAATGGCAGCGCAATCCCCTCACCAAACCCCAAGTCGCATCCGAAATCACAGCCGGGCGTGCCGTAGCGATTGGCGTCATCGCTGGTCCGCTATCAGGTGGCCTCCTCTTCGTTGATCACGATGGCCTCGGCGCATCCGAAGTCCTCGAGCGCATCGGCATCCGTCTCACCGATCTCCCCAAATCTTGGGCAGTCACATCAGGTCGCGATGGTCGCCTCCAGATCATCTATCAAGTACCCCGTCCCTTCTGGGACCAGATCAAGACCACCAAACTCAAGTCATCCATCCCGAACGAGCAGCTCGAGCTCCGTTGGGCCGGCTGTCAATCCGTCGTAGCAGGCGCCCATCCCATCACCGGTTCCTACCGCTGGTTGCGCGAGCGTGCTCCAGCAGATCTCGACATCGCCCCTGCGCCATCACTGCTGCTCCAGCAGATGCAGCGCAAGCCAGATCCAGCACCACTGCTGCGCCTGCCGGATCCATCATCCGACATCCAGCGTGCTCGCGATTACCTATCACGCATTTCAACCGCCCTCGCCGAGGACTACGACGACTGGCTGCGCATTGGCATGGCCCTGCAAAGCGTTGATCCGCATGCCCTCCTAGACGACTGGATTTCATGGTCAGCAGTATCCGGCAAATTCGAACCCGGCATCTGCGAAGCAAAATGGGACACTTTTAACGGTTCCGGTGGCGTTGGCCTTGGCACCCTCTTCCATCTATCAGGTGGGAAGTCAAATCAGCCAATACCTGCACCGCAGCAAGCCAAGCCAACTCCATCCGGCGGCGGTGGCAAACTCATTAAATTTGAAGCCGACGAACTCCTATCCCAATTTCGCAAAGACCTTGGCGATCGCCTTCGCTACAACATCTTTCTGCAAGTCATTGAACTTGACCGCAAACCACTTGAAGATATTGAACTCTATTACTTAAAGCTAGCGCAGGATGGCGTTAAAGTAAGCAAGGAACTTGCATGCGATGCATTATTTAAAGTAGCACGCGAAAATGCTTATGACCCTGTACGCGAAGATCTCGAGAGCATGGCGGCCACCGTGCCGCCAATATCAATCGACAACCTAGCAAGTGCATATCTAAGGCCCGGCGACCCAGGCGGCACACTCTATGACGCCATGATTAAGGTCTGTCTCATCGGTGCCGTAAAACGCATCTTTGAACCCGGCGCCAAGCACGACACTGCCTGCGTCCTTATGGGTCCGCAAGGCTGCGGTAAATCTACCTTTTGGCGCAACCTCGGCGGCAGATATTTTTCTGATGCCCTGCGCGACATCAGTTCCAAAGACGACCTCATGGTCCTCCACCGCAGTTGGATCATGGAGTGGGCCGAGCTCGATCATCTCACCGGCAAGCGCCATGCCGGCCAAGTCAAAGGCTTCCTCTCACAACAAACCGATACATTCCGCGTTCCCTACGGCCGCACCACCGATGCCTTCCCACGGCGCGGCATCATCGTCGGCTCCACCAACAACGACACCTTCCTTGCCGATGACACCGGCAACCGCCGCTTCCACGTCATTCCTGTCGCCACCAACGGGGCAATGATCGAGGTGGATGGCCTCATGCTCGAGCGGGATGCCATCTGGTCGGCCGCTGTGGCCGCCTACAAGGCCGGTGAACCCAACCACTTGGCCCGTGAGCACGCTCAGGCCGTCGATCGCGAGAACGAGAGCTACCTGGTAGCCAATCCATGGCTGAGCGCCGTGGAGGCGTATCTGATGCGTCGTGTGTCCGTTGAACCCCTCACGTCGGAGGAGGTGCTGATCAACGCCATCCAGAAACCAATCGACCGCCAGACCCGTGGAGACCAGATGCAGGTCGGTTCCATTCTCAAGAGTCTCGGATGGGTCAAATTTCGAGAACCAAAAGGCCGTCGGCGGTGGCTTTATCGACCCGTCTGACCTGGTTGGACGGCGAGATCCATTGGTATGACTGGTAAAACACGTCCGTCCAACCTTTTTCCGTCCAACTGTTTTCCATATAGCTCCCTTTTCCTCCCTACTACCCCTTTTCTATTACCCTTTATTTAGAAGGTTAGACAGTAGGACGGTTAGACGAAACCAGTGCTGGACAGGGATATTTCCGTCCAACCTGTTTTTTGAAGGTAGGACGGCTGCTTTTTGGGCCTGACGGCTGCTATGGTGCAAAAGCGATTGGGACCCCCTGGGCGCTGCCGGTTCCGGTGCAGCCTTAGGGGTCTTTTTTTTGAGCACTGCCATGGCCGTACAGAGCGTCGAATTCGACCTGAACCACATGATCGGCAAGATCGATCGCATCCAGTACCTCGAGGTGCCCTATGCGGCCTCTGTGGCCATCAACAGGGTCGCTGTGATCGCTAAGGACGCCATCCGTGAGCAGATGACCCAGCGGTTCGACAGGCCCGTTCCTTTCACGCTCAACAGCCTGTACATGAAGGCAAGCAGCAAGACCAACCTCGAGGCCGAACTAGGGCTGCGGGACTTCGCCCCTAAAGGGAACCCGGCCAGTAAATACCTAGCGCCACAGATTTATGGTGGCCCGGCATATCCCACTAGATTCCAAAAATCATTACGTTACAAGGGTATTCTTGCACCTAACCGTTATGCAATACCAACGCAGTCTGACAACCTGCGGCATAACATGTACGGCAATGTAAGCCCTGGCATGTACACTGAAATCCTGTATAAGCTAAAGGCATTTCGGGATATGTCTGCCTTCTCGTATGGCAAACACTCCAAGACAAAGCGCCAAGTCAATAACATATTTGTTGTTCTTGAGAATGACACCAAAAACGCTCATTTGCGCCCTGGTATTTATGACCGGCTTGGCATGAAAAACAGGGAAGGTCGTTTGTTCAATTTTGGCAATACACCTGAGTTACCTTCCAAGTTTCCGTTCCACCGGATTGGCGCAGATGCGGCTGCAAACAACTGGAACAAGGAATTTGGCGGCGCGCTCGCAATGGCATTGGCCAGCCGGAATTTTTGAGGGACTTGCAGGGGGTCGGTTTATAGGGGCCGAAAAAACACGAGGGACTTGCAAGGGGTCGGTTTATAGGGCTTTTTTTCACACACAAGCTTGCATATACGGCGTTGTCGGTTTAAAGGGTATTTTTGAAAAGTGTGTTTTTGTTGTAGTACAGGTGTACTACTTTACTAAATGTTATTTTGCAAAAAATGCAAATTAATATATTGCAAAATCTGCAAAATGTGAATTATGCAAAAAATGCAAATTAATGTATTGCAAAAAATGCAATGTAATAATTATGCAAGATTTGCAAGTTGTAAACAATGCAGCAAATGCAAGTTGTCAACAATGCAGCGGCATCAGACTATAACGATGCCGTTATGTCAATTTGACCTTATCTATGGGCTCTAATCCGATCGGATCGGTCGCCCTGCCATACGGTCACCCGGCCGGCCCGTGCCTGTCACTGCGCCATCGAGCCAAACCGGCTGACCATGCCGCACCGTGTGCCAATCCACAATCCGGCCCAGTTTCTGGCACGGTCCCTGCTGGGCACCGCCAGCCGCGCTAATATCTGGGAGCCACCGGCCGCAGTCGCGCCCTGGCATCACCCAATCGCCAAACCCTTTCAATGCATACCCTCGACCTACTGGGCGTCTCGCCGATCGTCTCCGGCATCGCCCAGTTTCTGACTTACTGCCTCGCGGCTGCCCTATGGGCGATCGCTATCGCTGACTGGCTGACGGCTGATCAGCCGCGCCAAATCCGCCTTCTCTCCCGTTGCGGCTATACGCAAGCCAGCATCAGCCGCCGCCTAGGTGTTTCGCGCTACCAGGTGCGGAAGGCGCTCGCATGAACGGCCCCATTCTCCCCGGTGAATCGCTCGCCGCTGTCCGTGCCATCCCCGTCCCTCCCCCAACTAACGCGTCCCTCCCATGTCATGCCTCACTCGTTCGCAACTTGACGACCGCGCCAGCCGTGCGGCCGCTGCCATAGGTCTCCCGTTGGCTGATCTCTGGCTGGACCGGTCCGAGACCGGATACGGCATCCGTAGGCGCTGGGGACCCGGTGCCCAAGCACTGGCCGAATGTTTGACGGCTGCCGAAGCTGATCAGTTTCTGCGCGGTTTAGAAGTCGGCGCCATGCTCACCCGTCAACAATCCCCCCCCTAATGGAATTCCTAATCAAGTTCAAAACCAGCAACCGCCAAACCCGATTCCTGGATATCACCGCGCCATCCCGTCCCGCTGCTATCGCGCAATGGGAGCGCCTACGGCAGCCGGGCGACTTTATCGAGTCGATCGTCCCCAGGTTTCGCATCAAGTGGCCCGAAGACTGACCCGGCCGCTCTAAGCGCCATCACCCTGTCCTAATCGCATCCCCAACCATGCTGAAGAATCTTCGCTTCCATCTCTCACGCGTCAGCACGAACAGCAAAACCGGCCCTATCCCGGTCAGTACGTCAAGCCAAGCCACATGCCCTACCACATGCCCATTCTTGGGCAATGGTTGCTACGCGCAGAACCATGGGCTTAACTTTCACTGGCGCGCTGTGACTGAGGGCAGCCGTGGCGTAACCGCTTCGGAATTCTTTCGCCTAATCGCGGCCCTGCCATCGGGGCAATTTTGGCGAGCAAACCAGGCGGGCGATTTGCCCCATACTCTTGGACGGGTCTCCCGTCGATTTTTGCGCGGCCTAATCGGTGCCAATCAAGGCCGCCGAGGGTACACATATACCCATCACCGCCTAGAGATCGGCGAGAACCTAGCCCTAATCCGTCAAGCCAACCGGCAGGGTTTCACCGTCAACGTGAGCACCGAGACGGAACTGGCGGCCGATCGCGCAGTAGCGGCCGGCCTTCCCGCCGTGGTTGCCGTCCCTAGCACTGAGACCCGGACCGCTTGGGATACCCCGGCCGGCAACCGTGTTGTGGTCTGTCCTGCACAACGGGAGGGATCAACCGTCGATTGCGCAACCTGCCAACTCTGCTACAGCCGGCCGGCTGGCTTGGTCGTCGCCTTCCTGGCCCATGGCACAAGCAAAGCTAAGGCGAACGCTGCTATCGCGGGGGTGGCGGCATGATTAGCGCCGCTGATCTCTCCTGGCCCTACTACCACTTTTCCACCCTTGCAGACGCTGAAGACCACTTGCAATCCCTTAAGGTCTCGCTGGCAATGGCAGAGGCTGAGGGGTTTAAATGCGGCCCGCTGCAAGATGATATCGCCGAACTAGAAGAGTTGATCTTCAATTGTTCCCTAGATCCTGACTTCTAGCCTGCCAATCTAACAACTACTGCCCCCACTTAGGGGGTTTTTTATTGTCTGCCATATTGCCCCCCCACAAAATATATGTTAAAAATTATTAATGCACCATTGAATCTACCCTTGTATACGCTACAATAAAGGCGGGAGAGATCCCACTCAATCGCAAAATCTATTTTGAACTACTTTCTTTTCTTTACCTTTTCTGGCTGGGTTATTGTTGAGACAATGCAAAGTGAGCAAGTTGCTCAAGTTGCAGTTAACGCAATAGATGAACTTGCCACTTTTGCGGATTCTTACTTTAAAGAAGATGTAGACTCGTTTGATGAACCCTACAGGCTAATCAAAATCTAACTAACCTAGGGGCTCCGGCCCCTTTTTTTGTGCCCGTGAGTAGTACAAATGTACTATAGTACAAATGTACTACTGCCCTTAGATTTTGTTTTCACAAAAAATATCTATCCTAGAGAGTTGGATATTTTAAAAATATCTATCCCAGGCAAGTTGCGGGTCCCTCCTGCACATTTG